TTAACTTGATTTTTGGGCATGTGCGACAACCGCATCGGGCTCGGTGCGACAATCTTCGTTCACAATACGGTCCAACGAGATCAGGCCCATCGCCCCTCCAGCGAGTCGCTTCTGTTCGGCCTTGCGGGTGTAGACCTCAGCCATCCGGGGCGACGACCAATCGAACATGGCCATCAGTTCGTGAACGGTGGCCCGGTTCTCGGCAGCGATCGTGGCGCCGGCCTTCTTCAGGCCGTGAGCGGTGCATTGCTGGAGGTCCGCCTCGTCGCAGCGGTCGCGGAACCAGTTGCCGAATCCGGCCGCGGTGAAGGGCTTACCCTGCTCGGTGATCAGGAAGGTCATGGCGCCGAGGATGTCCCACGACTCCGTGATGATCTTTTTCAGCACCGGCAGAAGCGGCTTCTGGACCATGGTCCGGCGCTTCTTGATCGTCTTTTTGGGAACGTAGCTTATCCAGTCGCCAATCTGGTCGGGCACGGAACCGCGGCAGTGCTGCTTGCCGAGCGTCACCATGTCCTGACGACGCGAGCCGGAGAACAGCAGCAGGCCGAGAGCTAGACGCGCCTTGCGCGAGCGCCGAGCCGCACCGGAGTGGAAGGCCAGAAACTGCTGCACGTCCGGGATCTGCCACGTGTAGTAGCCATCGGTGGCCTCAGCGCGGCCGGACTTGATGTCCCGCACCGGGTTAGATGGCAGGTGGTTGTTCTCGACACCCCATGCACAGAGCGCGGAGAGGTGCTTGCGGCGGTTGGTCCGCGCGCCGGGACCGTCCGCAGCCTCGATCATGCGCTTCATCTTCTGGCCCGAGAGATATTTGAACGGGCAAAAGCCCATATGCTCCGGGTCGTCGTCACTAAGGGCGACCGTGAAGCAATCCTTCTCAAGACTGTTGCGGCGGGCTCGTCGTGAATCGTTGTCGAGGGACATGAACTCGTCTTTGCCGCGCGAGGCGAAGTACTGCACGCCCAGCCAGCCCAGCGTGCCCTTGGGATAGACCGGCAGGTCACTGGTGGGCTTGCGGCGTTTGCTGGGCGGCTCGCCAAGGCTCTCAACGGCTTCAGCATAGGCCCGCGCGAAGGCTGGCGTGCCCTCTGGCTCGTGTATCCGAATGCGCCTGCCATTCCGGCGCACGAAGACGACCGGCGTGCCGTGCCGGTTCTCCTCGCGGCTGATAAACGGGAGTTTGGTCTCTGCCACGGTCAGCCCCTGACGTCTTCCCACTTGCTGCGGGATTTGACGTTATCATTAGCCGGAGTTAGCGACGATACGTCGAAGGGCTCGTTTCCAACAATCAGCGTGCCATCCGGGCGGACCCCAATGACGAACTTGCCAGCGCTCTCAACGGCCAGGATGGCCCGCCGGAGGGATGCTTGGGTATAGGGCAGGGATTTTGTCACCCGCAGTCTCCGTCGATCCAGTCCGGTGTCATTCTCGGCTTCCCTTTTTTCAATGCCCGTGGTGCCGCGCTCCCTCAGAGCGCGCGCCAAAGGGCGCTAGGGGGTATGGGGGTTTGGTAGGAACACCCTTGGAAGTGCTTGGTAGTCAATGATTTCAATGGCTTGCGAGGGGGGCGGTAGGTTTGGAAGTGAGTTTGGTGCAACTAATGAAATCAATGACTTAGCAAGGGGATGGAAGGGCTTGGAAGGCCCGAAAATGGGGTTGGAAGAGACACCTCAATCGTCCGGCCCGAAGCACTCTGCTGATACCTTCAGCCGCTTCCGCGATTTCGAGGGCGGGCCTTCCTCAACCACCCTAATCAAACCGGCATCGAGCAACCTCTGCATTGCAGTTTCGAGGTCACTCATCTTTATGCCGCGAGCCTCCGGGTGCTTCATCATCAGCTTTGGAGCATAGGCCGCGCCCTTCGTGATACCGCAGTCCTGACGCTGCCGGCTCATCTTCGACAGCACGGCCAGGAACACCTTATCGGTGCGGCCGTTGAGCAATGCGTCAGTGATTACGGGCCTAGCCGGATCATGCAAAACGAATGCACCATCCTTCCACTCCAGCATGATCTCCTCGCCGATCTTCCCGTAGTTCGATTTGACGGTCTTGAGGATGCGAACGTCGCCTTCGCCGCTGGTCAGGTACAAGCGTGAACGAACTGAGTTATTCCAGGCCGTCGAGCCGCTGTATCCGCTGCCGGACTCCATACCAGCGCGAGAGGGATGTGCGAGCAAGAGCACGGCGCAGTCACGCTGAATCGCCATAGTACGAAGCATCGCGACGAAATGCCGAACCTCAGCGCGCTTTACCTCATCGCCGCCGAAGAGGTCAGCTGCAGTGTCAAGCACGACTAGCCCAGGATTCCACTCCTTCACAAACCGGTCGACGCGCGCCCAAAGAGGCGTGTGCTTCATGCCTCCCTTATCAGGTGTTGATAGGAGCGCATCCTGATCCGCGAGCGGAAGGATACGGAGGTGGGTCAGGTCAGACATCTGCGCACCGTGCGCCGTGCAGATGTCCTCCAGACGGCGATGGAATTCCTCTGCCTCATCCTCCGCGCCGAGATATAACACCCGGCCCGGTTGCGGTTGTAACCCTAGCGTTTCAATCGCCAGGGCCGACGCTGCGCCGATCTGCAAACCAAAGAGAGACTTGCCGACGCCACCATCACCCGATAGCAGCGTCACCTGCCGGTGCGGGACAAGGCCGGTCAGAAACCACTGGCGCACTTGCGCGACAGTGCCATGCCACTTGGAGGGGTCGACGAGCGGAAATGGTGCTGTTGGCGTAATAGGCGCGATGCCACCGCCGTCCCAAGCGAACTTCGGCAATCCATCGAGCACGCCCATAAAGACGTCGCCATGGTGCCCCTCGACTACGGCATCGGCGATGCGCCAGAACGGCCCGGAAGACAGCGCGCGGAACGCGACGTCATCAAAGACAAGCTCACCACGCTCACCGGGTAGCAACTGCTCGCGCTGGAATTTCTCCAGATATTCGCGCTCTTCGTCTGCCGTCAATTTCGGCTCGGTACTGACCGGCTTGGCTGCGGCAGGGTCGTTATCGTTCGCGGCCTTGGGCTCAACCTTCGGAGGGGAATACTTGACACCACCTCCAAGCGCAGCGCGAGTGAGGTCTTCAATGATGAACGCGCCGTCTTCCTCGGTGCCCTGCAACTGTTTATGCAGAACAGTGTCGCCGTCCTCAGACGGCCAAGAGATAAAGACGTTATTGTGATTGCGAACGCGACGGTCCTTGCAGTGCCAATCGCCGGTGTAGATCACGCCGCGAGAGATATCCTCGCCTGCTTCCTCACGCCGCAGCAATGCAACGATGTTTTCCAAGGTCACCGTGGCGGGGTCGAAATCTGCAACCTTCGGAACGAGGATGTCGCCATACAGTCGAAGCTCCAACTGCTCGACCATGTCGGCGCGGGAGAGTTCGAATTTAGCTTGCGATGCAGTCAAGGCATGCGCCTCCGGTAAGGGATTTCGATATTTCCGTGATCACATTGCGATCGAACGCAGCATTGCGAGCATAGGCGCGGTGCGAACCGTCACCCGCTTGAACAATTTTGACGTCGAACAATCGCACTCCCGGTGCGACCTCTATTTCGGCATAGCCGATCGTTCCGCCACCGGAGGGTGCCGGTCGATAATTTAGGATTCTCATAGTGATCTCGGGTGGGTTTTGGTCGGGGTAGTTCGCCCCGGGTAGAGCCGAGGCGATGGGGTTATTCAGCGTTGTGCAACCTCTCCAGCGGCAAGGCGCGCGTCGGTGGCCAGAACCGTCAACACCTCGTCAATGCCCTTTGGATGCCAGCCGAATCCGATTGATCCGAGAGAAGTGCTTACCTTCGGTTCAAATGGGGGCGGATTCGAATCAAACTCAACGCCCCTGCACCTCTCATCGTATTCGACGATGGCATCGTTTAGTGCCTTCACCGCCAGGGGTGAAGGCGTTTGACCTAACAGATTGTTTATCAGGTCGACCGCCTTGGCATTCCGTGTGTCGTGCGGAAATTTTTCGCTGCTCTCTTGTCGATAACGAGCGACTTCATTGAGCCGGTGGATTAATCCGAATTCGTCGTAGGCAGAGTAAACTTCAAGCGTAATTCTAGTCATTTATGCAACCCCCATATCGTCGCCGTGGCCCCAGCGCTGAAACCGGCCAGCGTGATGTCCTGTCAGATCACTCCGATGCAGACCATGCATCTGTTGATCAAGGCGTAGTCGCTCGCGCTCACGTTTTCGGTCGCGCTTGCGGTCCAGTTCTTCGTTGATACGCTCAGCGTCCCACGTAGCGAGGATACAGACCTTCATGGCCTTCCTGAATGCGCCACGTGCGCGGCGCAATTCCTTCTTGCAAGCCTCCTGATCAGAGTAATGGTACCGGATCTTGGCCTTGAGCCATTCGGCCTCGACGCGGCCCATGTCCAGGAACGCGGCCTCGGCAGCGCTCTCAGCTTCGGTGACGGCCTCCGCCGCTCTCTTGCGACGGGTGATCACGCTGCGTCCCTCTCTGATGGCTTATCACCGCCCATGGTCAGGTAGACCTGATACAGGTCGGCGGCCAACTGCTGCGACCACTCCGACTCGCAATCCCACTGGATGCCCACGTCGACATCCTTCTTCGATGGGGCGAATGCGAGAAATCTCCCATCCGTGCGCCGGTAGGCGAGCATGACTCCTTCCACCGTCGCCTCGATTTCAGGCAACCCGATCTTGGCGTAAGCAATAACGGGAACCTCGATTGACCATTTAGTGTTGCGCCGCACGGATAGCGCGTTGATCTGGTACTTCACCGCGATGCCTCCGTGCTCAGTTATCGCAATCAGGGTTGGCGATAAGGGTGATCTCGGTATGCGGCATGAGCCGGGCCGTGCCGACGAGGTTGTGGTCACCGAAATAATCAAGCCCCCAGTTGCGCCGATCAATCCCGTGCGCGCTCTCGATCCACGCGGCGAGGCCCGCAACTCGCTGCTGAATGCGCAGCTGCGCCGCGTCCCTGATGAAGTCGGTTGTGGCGCTCACGACTGAGTCGAGATCGGTGTAGATCAGAATGGCAGCCGCCAGCGCCTCAGCGGGGGCATGCGGCGGGAAGGAAGCGAGTGTGTCGGCCATATCGCTCGCAGCAAGGGTGGCCCGACCGGCTCGACTGGGGCAACCGCGCTCTGCCAGGAATCGCTCAGTGCCGACCGCCCTGTGGAGGTGCTTCAACATCTCGCTACCGAGGGAGATCGGAGGAGCAGCGGCACCTTGCACTGGCGCGCTGCGCTTAACGTCGGTCTTGGCGAGTTTGGCTTTCGTCATGCTGTTAGCTCCATGTTCATGCTATAATTTGTATTTAGCGCGAAAAACATAATAAGCAAGACAGAAAATGCATTTTGCGCGAAAAAAGATTATGCTAAAAGCGATTGAAGCGGAGACCTAGTGTGGCAACACCGAAACAACTAGTTGAAAAAATTGCAGAATTAACGGGTGTGCCGCTCGGTTCGGTAACGCTTCATGATCGCAATCTCCTAGTTGCTGGCCTGCGCAGCGAGGGGCAACGGGGGCGCGGCAAGTCGGTGGTGACGTTCGAGGGTGCCGCGAATCTCCTCATTGCGGTAGCCGGCAGCCGCAACGTGCGGGACAGCGCGGACACGGTTCGGCTCTACGCGCCGCTGCCGGCGGACGAGCCGTTGACCTTTGGAGAAGAGGTTCGGGGAAGGACGTTCGGCGATGCGCTGGCGGCGCTTATCGAGGCACCGGCGTCAGGTCCGTTCAAGGTCGAGTTGCTGGCGCCATGGCCGCTTGCCGGCATCAGCTTCAGGAGCAACCCTCGCCGGGATATCAGCTATAGGCCGGCGCAATTCGATCCGGAAATGTTGAGCGAGCGCAGCGGCGCAATGCTGAAATGGACCTCGTGGTTTACAGACGCGACGGTGTATCCGATCGGCGATTTGCTGCGCGGCTAGACCAATGGGCCGCACGTCAGCCCGACAAGCCATCGCGCTCGGAGGCGATTAGGCGGTTGGTGGATTTGGGGCTGAAGAGGGACAAATAAATCAAGCGGACGGTGGTTGCGGTGGTCCGGGGATATCCTCGGCAGCGCCGCCGGATTGAATATCGTCCCGCCATTTACGCAAGGCCGACCATGCACTTTCGATAGCCTGGAGGTGTTCGTCGATTTCGTCGGTCGGAAGACTTCTAGCAGCCATCGCCCCGGTAGAGTCGCGCTCCATTGTGGCAATCCGAACGGGGCCGGCGACACCACCGGGATTCACATCAATCACGTGCTGGACTGTCCACGCGGCCAAGAAAATACCCTCACGGACAGTCGGCCTTCCGTTCGGACAGAAGACGTCGGTCAAAAATCGCAGGAACGGATCAGCTGAAAGCTTTCCTGAGCCATGTGCGGCATAATAGTGGTGTTCGTCCAACAGTCTCGGCTGAAACGCCCCTTCGAACACGCAACACTGATGCTCGCCAGAATGGAGATAGGCCAAGACAGGGTTTGCGCTGATCGCGTTGTTAATCCCCGTCGCAATGAACTGCTGCATCATCGCCTGCGTTAGACCCAGCGGAAAATCGATGGGATGCTGCGTCGTCGCGATCTGGGCGTGAGATCCTTCGGCCATGATCCTGACCCGAGCGTTCTGACCGATGTCGCCTGCTATGGCAAAAATCTGCGGTCCCGGCAGGATTGAGATTTTTTGGCCGTGGTGATGCCCTACGTTGAGACCACCTACGTTCGGTGTGATCATGCTATCCGCAGCGATCACCACACCGTCAGAGCAATGAAATGTGACAACAACCGTCATCCGCGAAAGACGCTATTCACCTTCATGTCTGGATATCGATTGTAAATCGACGCTACCAGTTGCTCGAAGGTTAGCCGCCTCACCCAGTTGGCTACATCGGAAACATAGCTCTTGGCATTTCCGGAAAACTTATCGAGCGCTTTCGATCCCTCCTGAAAGCCCTCCTGCGACAAGCCGTATACCCTGTATCGACCAGTGCTTTGTACGATCGTCAAATCGTTTTTGGCCAGTCCATCAAGTTCATCGTAAACTGCACGGTCGAAGGGTCCATAATCATGGGGCGCAAACTGGAAATATGGTCCGCCCAACAGGTGCGCTGCTTCCTTGTCGAGCAGGAAGAAAAGCTTCTGGACCTGCACAGGCGTAAAGGTGGCATTTTGGCCCGCGGCTGCCAAAGCGGCGAGTACCATCTCACTTCTTGTCATGTTCAAACTCCGTGAGATCGAATCGGCTACCTGTCGCGTTTTTACGTCACAGCATAACAGGTTAACACATATATAATGGACGAAACCACGAACTGGTTCGAGGCCGCTATTCCAGCATGCGGTGCGACAGCAGTTCCAAACCCAACCGCTTTTTACAGTGAAATAGGGCTCAATCATCAGATTTCACTCAATTAAACCCCGCCAAAGCCTTCTCCCATTCCGGATCATCGTACAGCGAGCTAACAGCCGCGCTTCCGCCAGCGCTGGCTCTGTTGACGCTCATGGCGCTACTCACGGCGCCATCTATGCTCAGCCACTTTTTCTGCTTCGTGAATCGCACGATGTGCCCGGCTGCGTTGGTTTCCGCCTCGACGTTAGCGAAACAGAACCGCAACACCGGATGACCGCCGTGCTTGAACTTCCGCCCGATGATCGCACGCTGCAATTCAGCGATAGCCGGCATCATGCTGAGGCTACCCTGCCTGTGCTCGATTGCCGGGAGTCCATCCTCCAGCAAGTTGTTGAGCAGGTTGCGTGCCATCGCAGGGTCGCACGCGATCTCTTGCACCGAGTAGGTCTCGCATAATTCGCGAATGCGCTCTTCAACGCGGCGGAAGTCAATGACGTTGCCAGGCGTAGCCTCGATCAGCCCACGCGCAGCCCAGTCTAAATAAGTCGCGCCGGTCGCCTCTTGCCGTTCGCGCAAGTTATCGGCCGGGCAGAAGAAGAAGGGCAGCGCTGTGTAGTCGTCGCCATCACGGAAGCAGGCGACGATTACGCTAAGGTCGACACTGCTGGAGAGGTCGACGCCCAGCCAACACGGCTCGCCCTCCAGCGCAGCCATATCGATCTCGCCAGCGCCTTCGTCATATGTGAGCATGTCGACGAACGGACTCGAACTGCTGTCTTCCCAAATATTCAACTTGTACCGCTTCAGACTGCTGCGCTCGGTCGGATTGTCCTGAGCGCGCTTTACGTGGCGCCGAAAGCCTTCGATCGAGGGATAGCCGTGCGCGCTGCCTGGGTTGACGCGCCGCCAAACCTCTTCGCTGGTGTAATCACAGTCCGGCTCGGTTTCGAACAACACCGGAAGCACAGTCGGGTCAACAATCTCACCGCGGGCAATCTTGCGTGCCCGGTCGATGATCTCAAAGCCGATGTTGTCGGTGCCGCGGCCGGCGGTGGTGGTCACAACCAGCAAGCTGTTGTCGATCTTGTCCAGGCCGTTGGTTAGAACGGTCCACAGATCCTTGCCGCGCCAGATATGGGTTTCGTCCGCGAGCACAAAGGCTGGCGTGCGGCCTTCAGATGATGGCGCGTCGGCGCTGATGATCTCAAGCTCAACGCTGTCCTTCGGATAGGCGATCTTCTTTGCGCTGTTAAAGGCGTCATAGACCTTCGTGGCCTTCACGAGCCGCTTGTCGGCTTGCACGATTCCGCGGGCTTCCTTGAATGCTATGCCGGCCTGCTTACGGTCGCTCGCGCTAAAAATAACCTCACTGCCGGGCATCCGCTCAGGGCCGATCGTATGCAGCAAGGCGAGGGCGGCGCCGGTCGACGTCTTGCGATTGCCGCGAGGCAACAGCATTACAACGGCGTTGACGATGCGCCGACCGTCATCATGTCGCGGGCCATATATGCGCCGGACAACCCGCTCTTGCCAGGGATCAAGCTGAAATGCCTTGCCGGGCAGGGTGGATTTCGGATGCTTCAGGCGGCGCAGGAACGTGACAGCGCGCTCGCCTGAACCGAGGGGATCTGGGATTGCCGAGCCGTCATATATCCACGCCGGATAGGTGCTTTTGCCGGTCACGGATTACAGTTCATCCGTCTCGCAAAGAATATCGACCCACTGCAGCCGTTGGTCCGGTGTGATCGCGCGTACATTGTACTGCTTTCCGGTTCGCATATTGAGCAAACGCGACGTGCTATCGGCGGTAGCCAACGCGGCCTGATAGCGCACCGTCGCGACCAAGGTTTGTGTGCCCTGAATGCGGCCAGCCATAACCGCTTCGCCAGCCTTGAGCACCTTGATCTCGGCGCGTGCGGTTAGCTGCGGCTCCCAACTCGTCGTGCTGCCGCCGGCACCGTCAGGCACCGTTACCAATGCGAGCAACTGCACTTTCTCGGTGAGATTTCCTGCCGCAGTCATCAGTTCACCGCCAAAGGGTTGTCATCACCGTCGTCGCCGTCTTCGTGAACGCCTGCCCGACTGCGACTCGATGGCGACAGGCCCAGCTCCGCAGCCCATCTTCGGCTCTCAGCCGTGGCCTCGCGCAGGGTCGCGAACGCGGGATTGCGCTTCAGTTCGCCCAGCCGGTTCTCTACGTATGCACCATACTGAGCGATCGCCGCGCGCGCGTCGACGATATCAGCGGCGGCTTCACAGAAGCGCTCGACCGCATGAAGGTCTGCGACTGACAGAACGCGGCGCTCGACAAGTACGGGCATCACCCGTTTCCACTCCGCCTTCGCAGCCGGCGGGAAGTGCTTAGGCGGCTGCGGGACGGTGCGGATCGCGTCAGCGATCGGCTGCGGTGTGGCCTTGCGGCCAGCCTGGTGCTTCATCCGAACACCCAGCCACGAAGCTGGTTCAGCAGTTGGTGCGCGCCGTACGGAATTTCTTCCGGCAACAGGCTGCCGCGCGAAGTGTTCACGACGCTCTCCCGGTTTTGGTACCAGGCCGCAGCGATCAACAGGGTCGCGTGGTTCACCGTGTCCGGCACGGGCGAAGGCGGGTCGTCGGCCTCCGGGTCATGATCGAGGAAACCGCGGACATACTCCTCCGCAGCGTCTAGGTAGTGCTGCAGCAGATCGTCGTCATCGGCGAAGGCGGTGCTGACCTGCGCCTTGAGTTGATCGAGGGTTGCGTATGCCATTATGGCCACCTATTCGTATGCACTGGCGTCGGGGCTGCTGCCTGTTGGGGTTCATCCAGAGGCTCACCACCGTTGGCGCCTTCCAGGGCAGTAACGAAGGTTTCGATCTCGTCGACGATGGCGGCCTTGCCATCAATCTTGGCGTGGCCCTTGGCAAGGGCTGCCTCGCCGCGCGCCTCCACAGCCTCGACCTTGGAGAGTAGGATGCTGGCACCATCCTCAAGGTTATGCTCCAGCATCGCCATCGCCTTCGCGAGGCCCTGTAGTTTCGGCGTAGCCATTGGTATTATGATCCTAATTTAAAGAATGCCCCAATTGTGGGCTATCTTGCGCGTTGGATGGCCGCCGGTAACCTGGCGTTCGGCTAAAGTCTGCGACCACCCGGGGGAGGGCATCGTGCCGTTGCAGCCGTTGCGCGTGGTGCGATGAACCGAACGGGACGCAACGCGGTGCCATCAATCCAGACACGCATCAGTGAGCCTGCACGCGCCTCACGTCGGACACGCGCATCAGCGTAGTCATGCCATCATCGTCTTCGAATGACACCACGAAGCGCGGCGTCTCATCATCGCCGACGACGCCATGCACGACGCACGGTATCCACTCGCGTCCGCACCTGATCTCTGCGTCAAACTGTTCGATTGGTATCAACTCAACTTCCTTCCAAAGCTTCCATCCTCACGCGCTGTCTTGCGCGAGTGACATGAGTGGCAACGACTGGCCAAGTTTGTTACATCCAGCCGACGGTGAGGAGCACGACGTATGGACACCACATGGTCAACGTCGGTTGCAGCATCTCCACAATCAACGCAGTATGGATGTGCTGCCAAATGCTTGGCACGGAGCGACTTCCAGTCGGAGTCGTATCCACGTTGCGGCGCTGTAGGTCGCAGGCGGTCACGTTCTGCCTTCCTCTTGACTGCACAGGCGCACCGCTTACCCGCGGGAACAACGCGGCCACAGGTGCATAGACGTGGCGCTGCGAACGGCATGGATGGACTCCGAGAAACTGGTGGCGCAGCGTTGTTGTGGGAGACGACACACAACGCTGCGCCAAGGGTGCGCCGCCGTACATCCAGGCGGACGGCACCAAGGCTGCGCGGTTTCAGCGTCCGCGCAGCCATATCAGTTGTTAAGCGTGAACCTTCAGACCAATCAGCGCCTCGGGCTGCACCAGCTTGCCGCCCATTCGCCGACGAGCGTGATAGCGTACCTGCCCGTTGGAGGCCTGCGTCAAGCGGTCGGGCAGAACCGACATTCCGATCCGGTCCAGCACGCGGAAGCCACGGAACCAATCACCGAACACGGCGACAACCGCGCCTGCTGCAGGGTCCTGCAGCGCCGGGATTTCCACCACAGGCTTGCCGAGGAACGTCGGCGGCTGACCGTCAGCGAGCGACTCCTGCCACAGATATTCGCCAACGGACGACTTGAACTTGCGAACAGTGGCAATCGTCTTTCGATTCATGCCCCAAGCGCCGTTCTTGCTGTACGCCGTCTTGACGCCGTAATACAGGTCGATCAGGTCGTCAGCCGTAATCGTAGTGCTTGCAGAGGTCGCGGTGACGAAGTCGGTATCATTGAGCAGACCAAGCGGCTCGGTGGTGCCGGCGCCGTTGAAGAAAAGGTCGCCCTCTTTCTCGCCGAAGGACTCGCCAAGATCCGCGCCGATTTCGGCACCGAGATCGAACGCGCTATCTTCAATCAGCTGGTTGCTGATATCGACATGCTCGCGGATTTCGAAGACAGGCACTGACCACTGACCGTAGGTCGAAGACGAACCGGTATCCGCAGCGGTCTCCGCCTTGACACCGACAGTAGGCTTCGTGAGACGACGCGGGAGAATGACGGGCGAGCCACCGACCTGCGTGATGCGCGCAAGCTCGCGCATCGGCGAGAACTGCGTGATGGTCTTGATGATCTCGGCGACGAAGGTCTGCGGGACAGTATAACCACCATCCGCGTTGGAGCCGGCCGACATGGCCTTGACTTCATCGGCATTGAATTCGCCGGTGCCATACTTGCGGAAATAGTGGTCGAGCGCCTTGGATTCCAGTTCCTTGGCCTCGTCAGTGTTGACCTTGGTGTGGATCGCAGGCCGCGCAAGCTTCGCTTCGGCCGCTGCGAGACGCTTTTCGAGGTCGGCAACCGGTGCGGTCTTCGCGTTGACGTCCTTAGTCAGGTTGTCGAGGGCGGTCTTGATCTCGGTCACGCCAGCCTCGTCGGAAAGCTCGGTGGCCGACTTGGTCTCAAGAGCAGTATGGAAAGTCATATGTATGTTAGTCCTTCAGAGAATCGCGCGCAGAGTTGATGGCGTCGACAAGCGCGCTGAATTGCGTCTGGCCATTGTGTTTGACCGCATGAACGGTCGCTGCCGGCAGCATCGGGAATGTCACGACGCTGATTTCATGAAGCTCGACTTCATCGAGCATGCGCACGCCTTTGGCTTTATCCAAACGTGCGGATTTCGTCCGGTATCCGATCGACAGGCCGTCGAGCGCGCCAGCCTTCAAGAGCGCGTGCGTTTCGCGACCCTTCACGGTGTCCAGCACAAGCTTGCCGGAAACGGCGAGGCCAGTGGCGTCTTCGGCAATCGAAGTCCAGACTCCGATCGGCTCGGCCTGGTCATGCTCGCGCAACATGCGGACACGCGATGCAGGCCGCGAGCCGAGCGATTTCGTAAACGCCCCCTTGCTGACCACATCCTTGCCAAGGTCGGTTACGCCGAACAGCGAGGCATATCCGCTAAACGTGCCATCCTCTTGGATGCTCTTAACGTCTAGTCGCGCGTGACCGTGCTCAAGTGTCTTCAAGCCGCAACATCCTTTTGGGGTTGGTTATCATTCGCAGGCGACTGCACATGCGGGCTGGACAGCGTGTTGCCGTCTGGGAGCGGCGGGAGATTCAACTCGCGCCGAACGTCGTTGGCGGTCATCGCGCCTGCCGCGCGATACTGCACGAAGGCTGCAGCACGAGCGGCAGGGTCGGCCATCAGCAACTGCGACAGATCGAACTCGAAATGCATCGAGGAGCGCTCTTCAGGCGTCAACAAGCAACGTGAGTAACCATCGCACCAGGCGCGGAGGAGGGGCTGGAGGCCGTATTTTACGAACTGAAGATCAAGCTGAGTGCTGTTGCTCCAGGTCGCGCGAGACATGTCCGCCAAGAGCGTCGGCGGCACTCTCGTTAACCTCGAAATTTCGTTTACCGCATACGCCCGCTGCTCAATCATCTGCGAGTCAACGCTGGTGAAGTTGATAGGGGTGTAAGTTGCGTCGTTATCCATGATGGAGACGCCACCCTGCTTGTCACCAGCATTCGCGGCGCGCCACGCCGTCGCCATGCGAGCGGCTGCCTCTGCTTTGAGTGCGCCCTTCACGCTTACGATTCCGGAGGGTTTACAAGAGTTGCGGAAAAGATTCGACGCGCTACGCTCCAGAAGGATCGCCAAACCGATAGCGTTCCTGCCAGCGTGGAGCAGGCCAAGGCCGCGCTGCTGCAACGGATCGTTAGGGTAGGGCGTCCACACGATGTGAATCACATCGCGCGGTCCATAGTACTGGCTGTCGATGACATAGCGCGGCTCGCCGGTCAGCGCGTACTCGACCACAACAGTTTGGCGTGGCGCGTAGATGATTTCAGCTGGTTGGCCGGCGGCACGCCGCGTCACGAGCGCGAAGCCATCGCCGAAGAGGACGGCATCCTGCGTTGCGCGGCGGCGGACCTCGCCGGAACTCATCCATTCGTTGCTGAAGCGATTCACCAGCGCAAAAGCGGGATGGTCCTTCGCTGCGCGCTCGCTGTCATTGGCATCATCGTGCAGTAGACGGCAAGGCACGCCTGCAGTGGATTCCGTGAGGATCGAAACACCCGCATTGACTGGGGGGCAGTCCATTGCGGTTGCCGCGGTTACGGTAACGCCGCTGGCGGACAGGCCGAAGGCGTCGCACAGCGCGGCCCAACTATCCGAGGTCGGATCGGTCAGCTCGGATTTGGTTTCGGACACCGACTCGGATTTGCGGGAGAAGGGCCAGGCCATCAGGCGACCTTCCGCTTGCGCGACACGCGCGGCAGCTTCGGCTTGCCGCCCATGAACGTCACGCCGCGAGCGAAGCCGGGCGGGCATCGCGTGACACGAATGCCGGGATGTGCGGCCTTGATGTCATCAAGATTTTTGCTCGCGTCCACTCCAAGCGCTACCAGCACCGCACGCTCGCGCATGCGAGGCGACACACCGGCCGCAAGATCCGCGTCAAACTCTTCCCAAGTCCTCGCCATTAATCGGCTGCCCTCCAACTACGAATGTTGCTTTCCTCCGCCGCCGCTGCACCCCAATTGCTTTGCGTGCGTGTCGCTTCCTCGAAGCTCACGAGATCACCGAGCCAGACGTCGCGGGCCTGGATATCGCCGCGTTCGTTGATCCACACGATCTCCGCAGTACTGCCTTCGATGCTGGCAACTTTTACGAGCCGCCCGCGCCATGCAGCGGGGCTGTTCACTCTGATGGTCAT